CTCTTGTGCGTGGGGAATATCTCGATGAGTGGACCGAGGAGGACGACGTTGAGGAGGCGATCCAAGACGCGCTGGCTGGCTACCCTGGCTACCTTGCCGAGCTGATCTGCGAGTCCGTGTACCCCGAGGAGCCCGAGCTTGCGCGGCGCTACGTCAGCAACAGAAAGCTGCGCGACGCCGAGGTGCTCAGAGATCACCTGAACATCTTGCGCACCTACGGTGCAGGCTCCGTGCTTGCGAGTCTGTTTGACGCTGCCTACGCAGAAGTGTAATAATGTCCAACGCTTGACAACCTTCGGGTTGTCAGGCACCATTCACAAAAAGGAGAAAGCGAATGAATGTACGAATGCTGCGCCATGTGCGCAAGCTGTGGAACGTGGCCTATATGCCGCGTGAGATCAACCGTGCCAACCAGCGTAAGTGGGTGCGCTCTGTGCGCGTGCTCGGGGACCGCTGGCTCCTGGCCAAACACATAGAGCGTAAAGGAGAGAGCCATGCCTGACCTTCAAACAGAGTTGAGCAAAGTACTCAACGAGTGGTCCAGAGATGACCAACCCGCAGCCCAAGCACAACCGCAACCCCAGGAGAAACCAACCATGACTGCAAACGCCTTCACCATTACCAACAACGTATCCCGCGCCACCTTCGACTTCGTGCGCGACAACCCAGGACTGCACCACAACGAGGTCAAGCACAGGCTCATCGACAAGGGGTACAAAGACAGCTCGGTGACGGCCCTCATCAGCCAGCTTCGCCGCTCAGGGCAGATCGCACGGCTGGCAGACGGCACGTACCACGCAACGGCCAAAGAGTATGCGCCGATCAAGCAGGCGCACAAGCAGGCGAAGACCAAAAAGCCCGTGGCCAAAAAGCCCGTGGCCAAGAAGATCGCCACACCCGAGCCCAAGAGCGCAGGCATTGCCGCGCTGCAGCCCGTTGCTACCCCAGCGCCAGCCCCTGTGGTCATCTCCAACGATGTCGAGTACATTCTCTCGACGCTGCCCATCAAGCAGGCCCGCTCGCTCTACGACGAGCTGCACAAAATCTTTGGGGTGAAAGCATGAATATTGGCGACATCGTTCAGGTCAACCCTGACAAAGAGATGTTCGGTGCCTGCTTAGTTGTGGTCACTGAGGTCAAGTCCTGGGGCATCCAGGGCTACGTTCAAAACGCTGGTGTAAACGGGCAGGCGTACATCCGTCTGAAGAACGAAGATTTCGAGCATACAGGCGGCACTGCTGTGTGGATCAGGGGTGAAGAATGAGCATCGAAGCAATGAAGCAGGCCGCTGACACGCTGGAGCGATACGCGCCTCAGCACGGTAACCCCGACGACATGAGCGATGCCATCACCGCCCTACGCACCGCCATCGAGCAGGCTGAAAAGCAGAAGCCGGTGGCGATTGATGGCAACACTTCAGACGGCTATCACACGTTCAACGAACTGTACGAATTCCGCAAGGCATACAACGCCGCACTGTTTAACGAGTTGGCGGCTGGTGGCAAATGCTCGGTGCACAAGTCATGGCGTCACCACGATGGAGAACTATGCTTTGGTGGTGGCTGGTTCATCGTTGTGGCAGTTTTGCCTGATGGACAAATCAGCAACCATTACGAAGCAAAAGACTGGGACTTGTTCGCTGTACCAGAAACTGAACGCGCTTTGTTTGAATTTGATGGGCACACGGGCGCTGATGTTGTTGAAAGGCTCAAGGCATACACCACCCCACCCGAAGCACAGCGCCAGCCGCTGACGGATGATCGGATCGGCCAGATCATCGAGCAGTGCAAGATCACTTTGGTCAACTATTGCAGTGGCGAAAAGCAAACCGAGTTTGCCCGCGCCATCGAAGCCGCGCACGGCATTAAGGGGGAAGCATGAGAACCCACAAAGACAAGCTACAGGCGCTGCTTAGTTACCTGAGTATCAACGTCGTCATTACATCTCACCGACTGATGGCTGAGAAGGCTTATGACTGGGATGATGAGACATGGAGTTGGCACTGCCTACTTCTGTGGGTCGAGGCCAAGGATGACCGCGCCAAGTTGTGGAAATGGTTTCAAAAGGAATACCACGATGCAGTAATGCTCAAGGAGGGCTACTATGAAACATACAAATGACATCATCCGCATGGCGCGGGAGGCTGGCGCAGAACGCAACCCTGACTTCCCTGATTGGTCGTTTGAAGATGACCAGCTTGAACGCTTCGCCGCCCTTGTCGCTGCGCGTTGCGCTGACATTGCATACGAAGCCGAGCCGTTCCACTCTGCGGACCTGATCCGCGAAGCATTTGGAGTGAAGAAATGAAATTCAGAAAGAAGCCCGTGGTCATTGAGGCCACGCAGTGGTTCAAGATGGGCGACCACCCTGCCGTCTGGATGGGACAACTCAGTGATCGTCCAAGGGTCGATACCCTTGAGGGGCCGATGTTTGTAACCCCCGGCGACTGGATCATCACCGGAGTCAAAGGCGAACACTACCCCTGCAAGCCGGACATTTTTGAAGCCACGTATGAAAGAGTGGAGAACAAATGACCCGCAAGTACCCCCCGTACACCGCCGAAGAGTGGTGGTCGCTTGCGCGGGACAACCAGCTTGCGCTGGCCCAGCTTTATTACGACCGGCTGCACCCCGAACACTACAGAGTGTGGGAGTGTTTGTTTTTGTGGGCAACGCCCGACCTATGGAGAGACCCAGAATGATGGACCCAAACAAACTGCAATACTTCACCACGGCTGCATGGCTGCGTGGGTACGCTGATGGGTTGGATGAGCACCAACACAAAACACTCATCCATAAACTCAACCAAGCGGCCTCCTTGCTTGAACATGTGTGGGGACGTTATGTCGAGGAGCAAGAAGATACTAAGGCAGGAGGTACCGACTGATGATCGACTTCATATCAACACATGCCGACGCACACCCACAGACCGTGGCCAGTGCAAGGCTGCTCGCCGCTGTCATAGCGCAAGCTATCGACGATGCGTCCAACAGGCGCAGCACGGACTCCGAAGCGCGAGAAGCCATCGCATGGCTGTTCGACAAGGACACGACGTTTCCCACCTACGCCGGGCTCATTGGCGCTGATGCACAGGCAATACGCGAGGCACTGCTGGCCCCACACAGGCCGACGGATGTCAGCCCCAAACAAAACAGTTTCGACGAGAGCAAGCGCAGGCGTCTGAGGCAGCACCACGTCGCATGGGCCCAGCGCAAAAAACTAGAGGAAAAGGTACTAAATGAAATGCCCACTGTGCAAAGCCCCAAGTAATGTCGAACAAACCAAATCGGTTGACGGTGTCCCCATCAGACGCCGCATCTGTTTCAACGAGCACAGCTTCAACACCAAAGAAGTTGCGATCACAGAGCCAAAACCCAAACGTAAACTTCGCAAGGGCGTGGCCGTTCACGAGAGTGGACGGTAAACTACTTGAGCGAACGCACAAGACACACAAAAAACAAGCACTACTCGCCGCAGAACCCGCACCTTTCTAGGAGCTATACATGGCCGCCACGCCCGAGGTAAAAGTCAAGAAGCAAATCCGTAAGCTGCTCGATGCAGCAGGCGCTTACTACGCCATGCCCATCGGTACAGGTTACGGCAACTCAGGCGTGCCCGACTTCGTCATCTGCCACAAAGGCCGCTTCATTGCGGTCGAGGCCAAGGCAGGCAGCAACAAACCCACCGCACTGCAAGAGCTGCATCTGGCGCGCATCCGCGCCGCTGGCGGCATCGCCCTTGTGATCAACGAAACCAACATGGACACACTACAGAAAGAACTGCAATGAACACCATCATGACCGGAGAGCAGCAAGAGCACGAGATCGAGCGCATCGTCGCCAAGATGTCCGATGCTGAGCGCGTGCACCTGCGCTCCGTCCTCTACGCCATCACGCGCTGCTACGACAAAGACAACACAGACTGCGCCGTGGTTGTGCTCGGTACTGCCGAGGGCATCGACAGCTTCATCTCACTCAACTGCACGCCCATGATGGCGGCCACACTCATGGAAGGAGCCAACGATTTTTTGGGATACCTCAACACCAAAGACGCACCACCGAAGGAGATGTTTAATTGAAATACGAAGAAGAAGAGGAGCGCCGCATCCTGGCGCTGGCAACCCAAGCCGGGCTCGGTTCTATATACGACGCATCGCGCAGCAGCTACGCAAGTTGGCGCAGCAGGGTGCTCAGGTTTGCACAACTACTACAGGAGAAAGAAAGTGACAACGAGCAGAAAGAAAATTGTCGAGCTGATACAGGCGGCAATGGACGAACCATATAAGTTTGACGCCTCGTGGTTGTTGCGTTTTATGACGCTGCTGCACAAAGAAGACCCAAAGCTGGCCGCAGCAATTGCCGAAGCCGCTTTAAAACGCACGAAAGAAAACAATGAGCGCACCATACAAGACCATCGTCAGCATTGACTTCGAGACGCGCTGGGACAAGCGCGACTACACGCTGTCCAAACTGACCACAGAGGAGTACATCCGCGACAAGCGGTTCAAAGCGTTCGGCGCTTGCGTCCATGAGTACGGCAGCGACACTGTTGTGCAGTGGTACAACGGCGACGAGCTGCCGCGCATCTTGGCCACCTACGACTGGAGCAAGACCGCTGTGCTTGCGCACAATGCCCAGTTCGATGTGTCGATCCTTGAGTGGCGCTACGGCGTGCACCCCTGCTTCATCTTCGACACTCTGTCTATGGCCCGCGCCCTGCGCGGCGTAGAGGTGGGCAACAGCCTTGCCAAGCTGGCCGCAGACTTCGGTCTGCCCGAGAAGGGACGCGCTGTGCACAGCACGGACGGCCTGGAGGAGATCGACGCGCAGATCGAGAAGGAGCTGGCTGATTATTGCAAGCACGACGTGTTTCTGTGCGAGCAAATCTTTGAGCGCCTCGTCACGGGCTACCCCAAGTCGGAGCTGCGCCTGATCGACATGACCCTCAAGATGTACACCCGCCCGGTGTTGCAGCTCGACAGGTCGATGCTGATCGAGGCGCTGGCCGAGGAGGGCAGGCACCGTGAGGGGCTGCTGGCCAAGCTGGGCGTTGAGGAGGCAGAGCTGGCGTCAAACCCCAAGTTCGCTGACATCCTGCTCAGCATGGGCGTTGTGGCCCCCACCAAGGTCAGCAAGACCACGGGCAAGGACACGCTGGCCCTGGCCAAGAACGACGCGCTGTTCCAAGCACTGCTCAATGGCGAGGACGAGGACGTGCGGGCGCTGTGCGAGGCCCGGCTCAAGGTCAAGTCCACCACCGAGCGCACCCGTGCGCAGCGGTTCCTGGACATCTCCCAGCGCGGCGCATTGCCAGTGCCTCTGTCCTACTACGGTGCCAAGTCGGGCCGGTGGACGGCGGCCAAGGGCTCGGCCATCAACATGCAGAACCTTAAACGCGGCAGCTTCCTGCGCAAAGCCATCATGGCTCCGGAGGGGCACCAGCTTCTGGTGGGCGACCTCTCGCAGATCGAGCCTCGGGTGCTGGCGTGGCTGTCGGACTACGACGAGCTGCTGGACATCTTCCGCTCGGGCCAGGATGCGTACGCCCAGTTCGGTGCGCAGATGTTCGGCATCCCCGGCATGACCAAGGAGAGCCACCCAGACCTGCGCCAGTCGGCCAAGAGCGCGTTGCTGGGGTGTGGGTATGGTCTGGGGTGGGCGAGCTTCGCCTCGCAGCTCCTGGTGGGCTTCCTGGGTGCGCCGCCTGTGCGCTACGACAAGGCGTTTGCTAAGAAGCTGGACGTGACCTCCGAGTACATCGAACGGTTCATCGGCTGGGAGGACAACGTCAAGAAGCTCCAAGAGATACCGCACACCTGCACCGAGCGGGAGCTGCTGGTGCACTGCGTGGCGGCCAAGAAGATCATCGACATCTACCGGGCCACGGCCCACCCCGTGGTGAGCTTCTGGGACATGTGTGACCGCTTACTAACTAAGTCCCTTGCCGGTGGCGAAGAGGTGGTGTATAAATGTCTAACGTTCCGCAAGAACGAGATCGTGCTGCCAAACGGCATGTCGCTGCTGTACTCCAACCTGCGCCAAGTCACCGACAAGGAGACCAAGCAGAAGAGCTGGGTGTACGGCGAGGACGAGACCAAGCTGTATGCTGGCAAGATCACCAACAACGTGACCCAAGCGTTGGCGCGGATCGTGATGACGGACGGGATGCTACGTACTTCGAAGAAGTACTTTGTGGCAGGCACAGTGCATGATGAACAGATCGTCGTGGTGCCCGACGAGGAAGTGGACGACGCTAAGACTTGGGTCTTGGCGCAGATGACCGTGGAGCCCAAGTACATGCCCGGGGTTCCACTGGCCGTTGAAGGTGGCGCACACCATAGATATGGACTGGCAAAGAAGTAAAGGAGAAAGCAAGATGAAGCAACTGGTATTGCCCAAGAAAGTACAGGTGGGCAGCAAGTGGTACAGCGTCGATGTGGTTGAGTCGATGCGCAGGAAGAGTGAGATCGGTCGTATCACCTACGACACGCAGAAGATCGAGCTGGCCCGGCGCACGCACCACGGCGTGCCGTTCAGATTGTCGGCACTGGAGGAGACGTTCTGGCACGAGCTGACGCACGCCATCCTGCACAGCATGGGCGAGCATGAGCTCAACAACCGCGAGCGGTTCGTCGAAGAGTTCGCTCTGCGACTGGCCCGAGCGATACGCACAGCGAGGTTCTGATGAAGACAGTCACTTGGTCGCACAGCTCCCTCAAGGACTACGAGGGCTGCCCTCGCAGGTACCACGAGGTCAAGGTGCTCAAGAACTACCCGTTCAAGGACACAGACGCAACGCTCTACGGCAAGGAGCTACACACGGCAGCGGAGCTGTACATCAAGGAGGGCACGCCCCTGCCGCCGCAGTTTGCGTTCTTGCAAGGAACGCTTGATGCGCTCATGGCCAAACCGGGCAGGAAGCTGTGCGAGCACCAGATGGGCGTGACCAAGGACTTGAAGCCTTGTAAGTTCATGGACAAGGAGGTGTGGGTGCGCGGCATTGCCGACCTGCTCATCATCGACGACGAGAACCTCACGGCCAGGGTGGTGGACTACAAGTCGGGCAACAACAAGTACCCAGACCGCGAGCAGCTCAAGCTCATGGCGCTGATGGTGTTCGCCCACTTCCCCCACATCCGGCGCGTCTCTGGCGCGCTGCTGTTCGTGGTCAAGGAGGACATCGCCAAGGCCAGCTTCATGGTGGGCGAAGCCGAGGAGCATTGGTGGGACTACAGAGAGCGCGTGGCTCGCATCGAGCAGGCGCATGAGACCGGGGTGTGGAACCCCAAACCGACACCGCTGTGCGGTTGGTGTCCGGTTTCATCGTGTGAACATAACCGAAAGAGGTCTTGATGAAAAATGAAAGAAAAGCTTTTTCTGTACGGTGGGGCGCAGACATTTCAACAATCGTCATCGAGATTCACGATTTTGAGATGGTGGCAAAACCAAAACTTCGAACTTCGCTACATCGCTCCGTTGAGTCACACATCCAACGCGGCAAACAGTTCATTGAGAATTTAAAAGGAGTCAGCCATGACACAGACCAACGGCAAGCGTAACTACAAACACGCCTACAAGCTGCAAAAGGCCAGCGGCGAGACCACTGACCAACTGGAGCGGCAGAAGGCTCGCAGGCTCTACGACAAGCAGGGCATCGACCGCAGCGGCAAGGACATCGACCACAAGGTGCCGCTGCGCAAGGGAGGCAAGACATCGCCCGGTAACCTGCGCCTTCGCAGCAAGAGCGCCAACCAAGGAGACAACAAATGATGTTTGAACAGTGGTGGGCAAACATCTCGCCTGCCGAGCAGAAATTGATCGGTATCAACAACGCCTACTTCGTGTGGACCGAGGCGCGTAGGCAGGCACCCAGCGCCCTATTCCTCGACGACTTTGAGCTGTGTCGTTCCGACGACGAGTTGTTCATTCTGCGTATCAACGGTCCCAATGAAGGTGATGGTGGTAGGTTCAAACTCAAAGAGTTTGAAGCGTTAGTCGATGAATTTTTCAACAAGAACTTCTAAGCATAGGAGAAAGTAAATGGAGATAGTTGAGGACAAGGCAGTCGTCTTCAGGACGCGCAACCCAGACAAGTACCAGATCATCCCCAAGCACAAGGTGCTTGACCAAGACGGCGACACCTACAAGATCGCTGTGTACTGGGGTCTCGATGAGGTGCGAGTGCTGCGCAACCTGGGCGTCAAAGATGTGCCCTCGCCCATCACACGGCGCTACAACTGGCCAGGGCGTTACAAGCCTATGGCGCATCAGGTTGAGACCGCATCGTTCCTGACGGTGCACCGCAAAGCCTTCGTGTTCAACGACCCCGGCACGGGCAAGACACTGTCGGCGCTGTGGGCTGCAGACTACCTGATGCAGCGTGGGCTCGTGCGGCGTGCGCTTATCTTGTGTCCGTTGTCGATCATGCACAGCGCGTGGATGGGCGACCTGAACAACTCAATCATTCATCGCTCTGCCATCGTCGCGCACCACGCGCAAGCTGCCAAGCGCATCGAGATGATTCAGTCGGACTACGAGTTTGTGATCTGCAACTACGACGGGCTCAACCTGATCGCAGAAGAGATCAACGCAGACGGCAGGTTCGACCTTGTGATTGTTGATGAGGCCAACGCATACAAGACGATGACCACCAAGCGGTGGAAGACGCTCAAGTCCATCGTGCGCCCCGACTCGTACCTGTGGATGATGACGGGCACACCAGCATCGCAGTCGCCATCGGATGCGTACGGTCTGGCCAAGCTGGTCAACCCGGCAGGGGTGCCGCAGTTCTTCACGGGCTGGCGCGATCAGGTCATGTACAAGCTCACGATGTTCAAGTGGGCGCCCAAGCCCACCGCCAAGGACGATGTGTTCAACGCGCTGCAGCCTGCGATCAGGTTCACCAAGGAGCAGTGCCTGGACCTGCCGCCTGTGATGACACTCACACGCGAGGCTGCGCTGACCCCACAGCAGAACAAGTACTACAACCTGCTCAAGGACCAGATGTTGGTGCATGCCGCCGGGGCAACCATCACAGCGGTTAACGCCGCTGCTGGCGTGAGCAAGCTGCTGCAGATCAGTTGTGGCGCAGCCTACACCGACGAGAAGGAAGTGGTTGAGTTCGACGCTGCCCCGCGTCTTGGCGTCATCGAGGAGGTGCTTGAGGAGACCGAGCGCAAGGTCATCATCTTCGCCATGTTCCGCTCCAGCATCGACACCATCCACAACTACCTGACC